ACGCACCACACCTCGTGGCGCTTGGTGCCCATGGCTGGATTCGAACCAGCAGCATCCATATGAAGCCCGGACTGGATGCGGCCATTTCATGGGCCTGGTGCCGGATAACCCGCCGGCAACGGGGCCAGGACTCTACCTGGGGCCTAGATGCGATAGGTGTTGCGCTCCACCAAGTCCTCCACCTCCGCACGGATGTACAGGATTTTCTGCCGAGAAAGGCGGATCCGGGAAAGTCGCCCTTCCCTGGCATAGCGCTGCAAAGTTCTGGTTGAAATCCGCAGATACTCGGCCGCCTCCCGGGTTGACATATAACGCGACGCCATTAGGAGACTTCCTGATCCTGCTTTACGACGGCACCATGCCCCTCACTGTGGTACTCCTTAAGCGACCCCACCAACAGCTCAATAGCAATAATTAAGCCGGAAATGTACTCATTTGGAACACCAGCCGTAACACACTTCCAAGGCCCCAGTAGCCCATGAAAATAGTGCACCAACTGTCCATAAACCCGGATACGATCAACAAGCGATCGTTGCCGGCAAAAATAAGCAATACGTCGCACAGTGGTAATGCTCAATTCAACAACAGACCAGCCCAAACGGTCACTGCTCAGTTTGACTCCACGAACGGAATGAGCCCCACCATCCTCGGCAAGCCTTATCGCAGTCGCATAAGTAAAATTCGCGTCAAAAGCAGCACCAACATGAAGCAATGCATCCTCGGTCTCTTTGGCGTATTCCAGGATCATTTCGATCAAACGAACAGAAGCCTCTTCTGACGAGGCCAAAGCCCCTTGGCTGGGGTCGCCTTCAGGCTTGGGATAATGGGTCTCCCAAACTTGAAAATGCTCGACCGTATCCGCCAGATACCGCTCAGCTATGGCAACCGCTACAGAATCACTCGTTCCTGTCATTTCTTCTACTTCCACTTACTTTCTCTCGGGTTTATCCTTCCCCTAGGGCTGCCTGCCCCGGGAAGGAGGTGATTAATCATGTTGAAGTTGTTCTACTGCGGTACAGAATGGTCAGTACTTGATGATGAGACAGCTCAAGAAGTGCTAGCCATGCTCCGTGACAACAAATATCCAGGACCCGTAACGCTCAAGCTCTTTCGGTTAAAGATGGAAAACCAAAAATCCATGTCAATCTTTCTGAGCACATTCCGTTTATGTTTTACGACGGTCCAGCAACACACACCGGTAGCGCAAAGTTCGTCTAGCGTGGGGAATATGTGAGCCCTTCCAGCATCCCCGCCAAGAGCTCTTCCCCATGATTCATGACTGACGCCAGGAACTTCGCGTCAGCGGCACTCAGCCACAAACGCTGTTCCTCGGTTTTCGGGCGGATCGCCACACCCGTCGTGGTGATCTGTACCTCTACACGAGGGTTAGACACCTCCACCAGCACATCACCCAACAATTCTTCAGAAGCACCCTGGTCCTCAGAAGAGCCTTCAGACGCCGCACCGCTCTTAGCCGTCAAGACACCAGCAAGGTAACGGTAAGCACCGCAAACCGCCCGAACATTAGCCAACTGCCGTTCATCCAAATCCTTTTCCGACAGCTGCAGTCCCGCCAAGGTCTCTTTCACTAATGCGTCAAGACTCTGCCCCTCAGGATCCTCCGCACTCTTGTTCTTCACAAAGTCACGTGCGCAAGCTTCCCGAAAAGCATCCGCCTCGTCAGCGGTGAAACCCGCCGGGGACACACCCGCAAGAACGTACACGGCCCCATCCAGATCGATATCTGCACCCATCACAATCAACTCCTTTTCTTCATCTCTTTGCTTTACGACGCCGCAACGTCTAGCAACTCAACTGCACGTAAGTACGCCTCACGCCGCCGAAGAATATCGGCAGCCTGAATCACATTGACGCCGCGATAACGAATTCCTTCCAGCTCTGTAGCTGTAACCCCCAAAAAATCGGCCAACTCCTGGTCATTCTTAGCCCCGATACTGTACGCAATCTCATCCAGCGCACCAGGGCGAATCTTTTTAAGCATCTTTCCACCAATTCCATTTTTGAACTTTGACTACATTATGTACTCGCAATTACATATTGTCAAGTGGTCTCTAAAATATCCGCATTTGCGCACGTAAAAGATGAAGTACATAATGGAATCATGAATTTTGATACTTGGTTAAAATCGCTGCCAGGAGCACCGACACCAACTATTGCCGCAAAAAAATCGGGCCTAGCTGCACCAACTCTGCTACGTCACGTAGAACGGGGGCACTCGACCGCCGATAACGTTATAGCGATCGCAAAAGCTTACGGAGTCAGCCCCATCGACGCCCTAGTTGACAACGGAATGCTTGAGCCATCCGACCTCGGTGGCGAGCGATCCCCAATCAAGGCGGCTCTCCGAGATGCCACTATCACTGAGCTACTAGAAACACTTATCGAGCGAGTAAACAACTCGGGCCTAATCGAAGGCAGTTTTGAGATGAGTACCATCGCAGGGCGTAAGCCTAGTGATGGAGTAAATGAACTAAACCCTGAGTCCAAGCCGGATGATCCTTGGGCCGCAGCAGCCACAGTCGGCGGCAAAAGCTCGTGGCGCGGTGATGAAATGGTTGCCGATGACTCGGAGGAAGAAGGCTTCCTAGGTGACGATAATTACAGCGATGGTCCATAATTTTTGTGCTACAACCAGCGGGTTTCCCAATTCGGGACTAGCCTAGATGGCATGGGAATTCTTAGTGTCGGCGGCCCACAGAATATGCTTTCACTCTCTGATAAAAGGCTTGCGCTTGTTTACGCCGCGGCTTTGGAGGTTTTTAAGCGAACCGGCCGCATTACTATCTGCTCTTGGTACGGCGATGAAGAACAATACGCTGCGGTTAGCGCATCTGCTCTCTTTCCGAAATCAATTCCTTTTCCTGGAAGAGCCTACAAGATCAAAGAAGTTGATGATGGCCAATACGTTTTGGTGCTCATTCCTGCTTACAGTACAGAACCGGCACCGGTACCCAAACCTAAAGCCGTCAAGAAAGTCGCTGATCTCGTCGAAAAACATGATTGCTGGCTCATACTAGACAAAAACGACCAAATCATCAGCACCCCCAAAGTCATCGAAGAAATCAAGGCCACTGCTAAGTGCATTGATGGAGTAGCCTACCTCAAGGAACTAAACGCCCAAGAAGAAACTTAAAGTCCTTACTCGTAACCAAGCCCCGGCGCGCTCAAGCGACCGGGGCTGTTGTGTATTTGATAATTATGTGCATGGCCTGTAATCGAATCTTTACCTAAAACCTATATACGAATAAGTCTTTAGCGGGTAGTCTTTTCCTTAAATAATATTCATAAGAACATGAGGGAACGACCATGGCCGGTATTTATGATGCCCGATCCACTAGAGAGTGGTGCAATCAAGAAGCCGTGAGCGAGCTTTTTTGCCAGACGGTACTTAACGATAGCGGAAGAGGTTGCAGCCATGATAACCATGCTTGATTTGGAACAATTAGCAGAAGAGATGGGTGTTATGATAGTTACCCATACCGGTGGCAAGAAGGGTGGCTGGAATCCGGCAACCCGCACCGTCAGCCTTCGGGAGGGCATGCACGAAGTGCAAACATTGTGCACGCTAGCACACGAGCTAGGGCATGCCCACTATAGACACCAGCTTGGCGCAACAGGATTGGCGCGCGAACAACAGGAACGCGAAGCAAACGAATGGGCCGCAATCTTACTCATAGATGAGAATGATTACATGGCGGCCGAAATCAACTGTGACAGTATAAGCTCGATCGCTCACGAGCTGGGCGTGACTATTCTCATGGTGAGGATTTGGAGACAGCTCTACGCCAAAGGAAAGATACCGCAGTACTGCATCCAGGACTAGTGATTCCTCAATTGCTACGAAACCCCGTAACCGAATCTTTACCTAAAACCTATATGCGGAGAACAGTTTAACGGGTAACCTTTCTTAAAGGAAGCTCATAAAAACATGAGGAGACAATCATGCCCAGCATCTATGATGCTCGATCTACCAGGGAATGGTGCGATCAGGAAACCGTAGGTGAGTCCTTTTATCGAACAGCGCTTAACGATATCAGAAAACTTGTTCCACTGAATGAGCATAAAGTTCGCCGGTTTGATGCAACGCTCGTGTTGGAAATGGACAATCCCCATTCCGAAGCCGGTCATGCAATATCTGTCAGATGGCAAGACCGGGTTATTGCTTATATACCCGATTTGGAGACTGATGATTATTTTCCCGAACTGGCACGCCTTGCCGCTAGCGGGTTCGATGCCGGAGTGAGGGGTACTTTGTGGACGAATGAGACACAGCCCAATTTTAATCCCAACGATGTTCACATGTCGGTGCATGTTGGGCCGCAACCACCCGGCATGATCGTGCCTATTAACAATCCTCCTTCACGAAAATGGGCCGCCATCCCCCGGGGACAAGCTAGCCAGGTCACTAAGGAAAAAGACCACCTTGATGTGCTGCAACCATATACGGGGCTAGGCCATAAGAAAACCTACATTCTTGTGACGCTGCACAAGGTGCTTCTTGGTACGCGCACCCGCTGGGCTGGGGTCGAGGTTCGACTAGACGGTAAGCGAATCGGGGAGTTAAGTAAGGCGACTGGGGCAAAATTCCTTCCCATCATTGAGCACTATGATTCTCTCGGGCTTATTACTGTATGCCATGCCTATCT